GCTTCGGTAATGCTATGGTCAGCGACAACACTGATCACATGGTCTGCGGCTGCTTGTTTATCTTTAGGGTTAATATACTCTTTACAGGTTAACCACATTTCGCCTAGGATATCTACTTCTAAACTCATTTTATTACACTCCTTCTGTTAGCATATTAGCTATTAAATTATCAAACTTTTCTTTAACTTCTAAATTTGAACTCTTAAAATGAACCATTTCTCTGATATGATCCAGTAGTCGTTGTATTACATCAAACGAACGAGGATATCCAAGTTCTACACTTAACCTATTTGTTTCTAAAAATCTACGATACTTCTCGTGATTAGTTAGTCCCGGATTAGTGTCTGATGTCCATAGAGTATTTCCATACTCATTATTAAACAAATGAATGCCTAATTCTTCCTGCATGCCTGTTTCAGCCAATGGAGTATTACGTAAGTATACCATCGGTTCTGATAATACCAGCATGGTGATTGTTTCATCTATTAGATATTTTTGATAGCGTCTAAGCATATTCAATGTATCGTGATGATCTTCTAATGTTTCTGTTGGGTAACCAGTGAACATTAATAAAGAATTTGTAATTTTATATTTAGAACACATAGCATAGTGATAGTCTATGTCTTCATTGCTAAACTTCTTACCCATGTGCTCACGCACTCTATCACTACCCGATTCGATACCTACTTCTAATCGATGACAGCCGGCTTGCTGCATTAGTTCGTATAGATATTCTGGATGATGCTTGATTGGGCGCACAATAAATTGCCCGCTAAACTTTAACTGTTTAAACTCTGGGTATTGTTCTTGTAGTTGTATAATGTTCTTTAGTAGATCGATGAACTGTTTCAACGAGCCGTTGATTAAACTATCAGTAAAATGATATGTTAGGATACCTGTTTGTTGATAGTGATGTAGTAGCTCTTGACTAATGTTGTCGCCACTACGGAATCTAAACTTCTTCCAAATATTACCTACGTCACAGAATGTACATCTGCGCACACAGCCTCTACTGCCGGTTATACTAGCAATGGGTGTTCCTGTGTCATTAGCTGAACTAATATATTCTCTAAACTTAACTTTTTTATAGCTAGGAAATGTAAGACCATCTAGATTGTCAATCTGCGGAACCCAATTTTCCCATTTGGCTCCTTTAACGTTTAATCCTAGTTCGTGCTGTCCTTTAAGGAATGCCTCAAATATATAGTCACCTTCACCTAATACATAGTAGTCAAGTAACCCTTGGTCCATTAACTGCTTGCCCATAGTAACGTTAGGCTCTGTTTGATATCCTATGCCCGGGCCGCCAGCAATGATAGTTGTGGTCATTTTTTCACGTATAGCTTGTGTGACTAGCTTTGCGTAAGGATGTTGTATAAAGCTCAAGACTGAAACAGCAATAAGGTCCGGATTGTATGCTATGAGTTTGTCTACACCTGCTGATATAGCCTGTTTAACCTGTGCTAATAACTCAGGGTCAATGGTTACAAAATGGTCACCTTCAACGGGAACTACAAACAGTCTTTCCCATAGACTAATGCCTAGAGCGTTCTTTACAATGATATTAAAGTCAAAGATATCATACTCTATGTCAAGTTTTTCACAAATGCCTGCTAGAAATGCGCTAGACGCAGGTGGGCGATCTACACTTAATAGTCCTGTTGATAGTACAGCTATTCGTTTGTAATTACTCACTGGCCAACATTTCCTCTAACTGTTTTAGGTAGTAAATAAGCGTTTGTTTTTTTGATTCGTTGTAGTCGCCAACAAGTGTTTCTTTAGCATCATACACTGCTGAATTAAATTTATTCTTTTCTTCTAATATCCAGCTGATAAATGGCATCTTAAACTTTACTCGCCATTCTCCGTTGATACCCCACGTTAATCCGTTTGGGTATGTTTGTTCTTTAGTATAGTACACGCCAGAGTATTTAACAAAATCGGGAACAGCTACTCCACCAATTTGTATCTGCTCTAAGGTTACTATTTGGTCTTCAATGATTTGATCATCAACGACTTTTGTGTTGTTGTGAGTTTTATCGTATAATTCTATGGTTAGTTCATGTTCGCCATCAACAAGAACCAAAGGGATATCTACCCTAGCCGATGGCCCTGTAAAGGTATAATCCTCGTACAGGTCATCGTCAAGATAAAATTTAAGTTTAGGCCAACCGTTGTATTGGCTGGCACTAAACACTAGAGATAGATTGTCATCAGTCATAGTTAAGTAAAATTATTCAACAGATTCGGCGTCAGCTTCTTCTGTTATTTCATTTGTACTTAGCAAATGAGAGTTGGATGAAATTTCTTTCATAACTTTATCTAAACTACCATCTTCGTTACGTTCCCATGCTTTACGGAATTGTTTAATAACAGTGCCATCAGCAAGTTTGTAGACTAGACTGTTACCTTCTTTTGATAACAAGCTCTTAGCTTCTAACATATCTACCATACCCGAGTAAGGACTCATACCTGTTTCATATGGAATCTCTACTTGTACTGACTCAAACGGTTTAGCATAACGTGTTTTCATAATCTTACAAGCGGCACGGATACCGTTAACTGTTGTAGTCTTATTACCATCAGCATCTGTTTTAAGTTTAAGTTTGCGCATAGCTACTACAATACTTGATGCGTAGATAAAGCCTTGACCACCTGAAATCTTATCATCTGGGTCAAACATATCTTGACTAGCGTAGGTATGGTTAGTTGCTACTAGACCTAAGTTCAATGTACCAAACATGTTTACACAGTTACGTACAAGTGCTGTAAGTGCTTTAGGTTTACGACCCATATCACCTTTCATTTCACCGGCTTCAAACTGGTTAACGTCTGTTGGAGTTAACATCATACCCAAACTGTCTAGTACAAACAATACCTTAGGACGATCTTCTTCTGGTAAGGTACGATATTCTTTAACAAAGTCACTGATAACTTTAGCCACATCATCGATCATAGCCATATTAAGTTTAAGTAGTTTGCTTTCATCTGTGTCTACACCTAATGCGTGTAACCATGCTTCGTCAAGTGCGTTTTCTGTATCAATTAAGATTACATAAATGCCTTGATCTTGTGCGTTTTTAACAATGTTACCACTACAGATAAATGATTTACCTGCGCCCGATTCACCGGCGAATACAGTTACCTTACCCATTGGAATACCTTTGTGAAAGTCTCCACTTAATAGATAGTTTAATGTGTAGTTACCAGTTGAGATCCAATCGGTTGGATCGTTAAAGCCAATACCTAAGCCTTCAATTGACTTGGTAATCGACTTGCGAAATTTACTAATGTCGAATGGTTTTGCCATGATTAATCCTTATTGAAGTAATGGGCGGGGATATACCCCGCCCTGCGTGTTTAACTATTACGCTTTGTTTTGACGACTACGGATCATCGCTAGGATGTCTTCAGCACGTTGGCCGCCAGCGGCTGGAGTAGCTACTGGTGCTGTTGGTGTTGGTTCGTCTGCTTCAAATGGAGGATTTTCGGCTATCGGAGCTACTACAGCAGCAGGTTGTGCTACCGGAGTACTTTCAACATGTTCACTAACAACTGCGCGATCACCTACCGGAGCTGCTGAAGTTGCTGAACCTGATGGAGCTGCAACCCCACGTGGACGATAGTAAGCACCCCAACGTTCTGTGTCGTATGCTTGACCATCAACTGATGCTTCAAACATTTCTTTAATGACTTTTAACTCAGCATCACTTGGTTTCTTAGGTAAGAAATCACTTAGGTTGTGAAGACCGTTAGTGTCAATTGCTGTTGCTTCTTCTGAGGTTAGCGCACTTTCTTTACGTGACCATTTACTAGTACTATAGTCAGCATAACCACCTTTTGATGTTTTAGACACTGTAAAGTCTAGGCCACCTTGGTAGTCTGTTGGCAAGTTTTCTAACTCAGGGTCAAGTAGTGCTGACTTAACTAAGTTAAAAATCTGTGGACTAATAATAAATCTACGGATTGGGTTAGCTGGCGTGTTATCATCAGCTAGTGGATTGTCACGTACAAAGCCTTGGAACAAATATGATTTCTTTTTCCAATACTTACGACCCATTTCTTCTAAACTTGGATCCTTAAACCATGTACGCACTTCTGCTAGTACTGGACATTGGTCACCGTACATTTCCACGCATGGTACTTGTACTGTAACTGGTTTACTATCTGGTTGACCTTTAACGCCCGCAAACGTTAAGTTGATCATTAGACGTTCTGCCCAAAAGAATGTATTCTTTGGATCTGCGTCTGGGAGGAATCTGATTCTTGCCGAAGTGCCTTCTGGAATGTTCCAGTGAGCGTAGATAGCGTTGTCGCCACCTTGTTGTGAATTACCTGAACCACGAGTTTCTTGTGCTTGTAATTTCGCACGAATTTCTGCTAATGATGTTGCCATGATGTTTTCCTTTATGTTAAGTTGGTCTTTAATATGCCTAAAACGTATAAGCATTTATATACTATACGCTATAATTATTTATCTTACAAGAGATATTTTCGAATTTTTTCTACCAAAAGCATATAACCCTGTAGGTTAGGGTGTACATCGTTCCACTGTTGGTTAATAAGGTCAAATTTGGTGCTAGATTCTAACATTATTTGTTTAATTTCTGTACCAAACTTGAGCATAACTTCTACATTATCATTAAGTTGCGCAAACCACTCAAAGTCACTTAAGTACACATCTGTTGCTGTAGGTATTAGCAATTCTGTTATACTAGGAACAGCCGGTATTAAATTGCTGTAATTATATATACTAGGATGTAGTTTACTCCAACCGCCTAAACAGATAATTGGTTTATTTAATCTGTTTAGCGTTGTGTATAGGTTATTGTAATATACATCTAAACAATGATCAATCGAATCAAATGTAAGTAAGTGTTTAAAAAATACGGGTCTTAGTTTCTTAAACCCATCTTTATGTTGACAATGCTCCCTAAACGGATCTGTTTGTAAAAACAGTATATGATCTGCTGTGTTACCTTTAATACGCTGTGCTATATTATTATTAGCATCTCCAGCAACACTGATGTTGGTCACAGTGTCT